GTTTTGCAACTACCCAACCTTTCGGTTGCCCATCTAGGGCCCCCCGAGAACGTTTGATTACGTCTGGTACGAACTACCAGCGTTTGTCTAACCTATCGGGCTGTTAAGGTAATAGGACTGAGTCCTCCCCCTACCCCATCCGCGCCTGGTGATTAGGCGGCAGAGACCAATTGTTATAACAAAAGGTCGCCTCAAAGGGAATAGACTAGCTTAATAAGCTACGCTTGAAACTTGAGGACATTGACTCACAACCTGCTCCTGTCTTACGACAAAAGAGGGATCAGGGTCTCACTAAATGCAAATCTAGTGAAGCCTGCTGAACCATATCACATTCAGCTTAACATATTTCTATGGTAAGCCTATGCGTATGTTTCATGTATCCCGGTGAACGATCATGCTTCCAGGGTACCCGTTCTTCCAGCCATTTGACTGGATTAGAATAAAGACTGGGTAGCTGCCATCGGAGTGATTAAACCGTTGGTACTTATCCGTGTGGCTACGCAGGGGGCCCTAGCTGCACCTGGAGAAGCCCCTGATCGGTCATCCCTGAACCTAACGGCTCTACATCTTTGACCCTAACCCTCAAAATTCCCCCTCTTTTAACTGATTCTGCAACAAGGACTTCTCCTTCCCGAAAGGGACGAAGAAGGTTGCAGCATCAAGCCGTTGAGGACATACATTACATATGCTACTTACCTTCCCATTTATCAGATTAACTGATAGTGAGACCGGTGAAGCAGAAACTCTGATGGTTAAACTGATTGATGGAAACATCGTTCAGAGGCTCACCGTGTGGCATAATTGCCAGTATTGGTGAAGCCGGTCAACTGTCCCTGGTATCGTAACTCTGCTGAAGTAAGTACTTTAGCTATTTACCTGAAAGGTCTCTTTTTAAGACACGGGATCAACCATATAATTCAGAGATTTTTATCTCTTTATTTGTGGTCAATGCCTATCTTGGTGGACGTCGAATGACTTCCACCCAAGACCTAGGGTTTCGAATCCGCTTATCTAATATGGGTTGAATCCCAAGTTAGATGAGGGAACGATAGCTGAAGCATCTTAGTATTCATAGGGTGCCTCTGTCCTATCAATTCGGAATTTCCTGTAGATTCTTTTGGCGTCTAGTGCGAGTTAAGTATCGTCCACGCTCACTGTCATTTCACGTTACGCAGCCGTTGCTTACAACCAAAGTCGGACCTAACATCCCAGTTTCCTTGCTGGGAGTTGGGCCCGGGGATGGTTTCAAGTAACAGGGCAACCAAAAATTAGAGTGAATGATAAAAATGACTGGTAAGATGTTAATCTTACAGTACAATTTGTCTCAGCTTATAAATAAACCATAGAACAATCTATTAAAACGCAATTCTGTACACCCAGAGCTTAAGAAACCCAAACTAGGTGATCGCGCCTCTTCTTCTGAAGAAGACTACGTGCAGCCTATAAGGGGATCCAAGAGCTCTGGTGTGATTTCATGGGAACGAGTAACACAATGTTCCGGTTCACCAATCCAGCTTTATCTAGGTTGTATAACCTATATGAAGCTACTGGTAAGGTCCGAACCATTGCGATAGTAGATTATTGGACAAAAATTTTGCCCTCAAACCTCTCCATGATTGGATGTTTGATATCCTACAGAACCTGCCTCAAGATGCTACATTTGACCAAGAAGGTAGAGTGCAAGAGTCCACCCAACTCGTTGGGTGCAACTTCTTACAAATCGATCCTTCCGAGTCCCCGACTCGATAGTTAGGACGTATCCAAGGCATCCTTGAAGTATACGATACAACACCGGACAACCGATGGGAGCGTTAACTTCATAGGCCCTGATGGCTCTACTGCATCATATTCTAATCTTATCTAGTGCCTACAGAGCAGGAATAATCCTGCTCCGGAAAATTCTCGACTTTGTCGAGTACCTGGTACTTGGAGATGAAATCGTGATCGCGGGTGAGCCTGTCGTCAAGGAATACGTACTACTGAAAAAGTAGTTACACATCCCCATAGGGTTAGTGAAATCTCACATATCCGAAATCGGAATGTTTAATTTTGCCAACCAGACCTTTGTTAACCATATCAACATCTTTCTTTTTAAAGGAAGACTTGAATGCAAAAGGTCTCCTCGCCCGAATCGCCCTAGCCATGATGGCTAGACGAGGATGGAAGGATATGAGAACTAAGTCCTGGCTTAGCAGCCTTCTTAGGTGTATGACAAACTTAACTATATGGAAAAAGACTCTCGCACCGCTTGTTGCGGTACGAGGGTTTGTCCCATTCCTTCATTGGATAATTGCCTCAACCTTGCTCCCAGGCACTAGCAGATTCTGCTACGCTGGTTTGAGCATGGGTCCACGGCTCCTTCTTAGCACATAAGTGCGGAAAGAACGAGTATGGACCACAAGGTTGGAGGATCTGAAGAGCACAGCTCTTCCGATCACTCAACAATT